TGGTGCTGCTACTACTGGTGCTGGTGCTGGTGCTGGTGCTGGTGCTGGTGGTGCTGCTGGTGCTGGTGCTGGTACTGGTACTGGTGCTGGTACTGGTACTGGTGCTGGTACTGGTGCTGCTGATATTGGTAGTGCTGCTGCTGCTGCTGCTGCTGGTGCTGGTTCTGGTACTGGTGCTGGTGCTGGTGCTGGTGCTGCTGCTGGTGCTGGTGCTGGTGCTGCTTGTGGTGCTGCTAGTGGTGCTGCTAGTGGTGCTGCTAGTGGTATTGCTTCCACTACTGCTGGTACGTCCACTGCTACGTGTTCTTCGTCTACCCCTAGTGAAAGTTGTCGCAGTTTTTCTGAAAGTTTGTCGGCTTCGGTTACCGCTAGTGATAGTTGTTGTAGTTTTGTTGTTAATTCGTCAGCTGCCGCCTCTTCTTCTTTTATTGCCGCGTTTGCTACTGCTGTGGCTGCAATGGCGTCATTTTCTTGTTGTGCCTTTGTTGCTGCGTTCTCTCGCGCTTTTGTTTGCGCTTTTTCTGCTTCATGTACTGCGCGTGTCGCCGCTTCTGCTTCTGTGTCCGCCGCTTTTAGAGCATTCATCGCTTCTGCCGCCTGGGCCTGCGCCGCCTTCAGTTCTGTTGCCCTAGCCTGCGTCGCTGCAAGTTGTACTGCTACATTTAGTGCCAAAGAGGTTTGTTGATTTGCTATTCGAGCTACCTCTGCTGCGCGCGCTGCATTTACAGCTGCTTCAGCTGCCAGAGATGCTGCTAGTGTAATTTGTTGTTTCCCTTGCGCTTGTTGTTGCGATTCTATCGCGACGCGGGTATTTCTTTCTGCTTCCCCCGCAATTTGTTGAGCCGCGAGCGCTTCTTCGCGTGCTACTGTTGCTGCTTCCAATGCGTTTGCGGCTTGTTTTTCTTGTCGCGCTCGCGCTTCGTTGCGACTACTTTGTCGTCGTATTAATTCTGCTATTTTTTCCCGTTTAATAACTTGTATAATGCTGCGTACCGGATCCGTCAAGTCTTCTTGGCTTATTTTTTGGGCGAAAAGCGTTGCATCAATAATTTTGTTGTCGCGCGTTGCGCTGTACTCGAAAGTCACCAGATCGACACCTAAAAACAATCCCATAATGTGACCAACATTTTCCTGTATCAATGTCACAAGGCTGGACGTGCGCAACCGCATGACTATCAGTGGAAACAAGTACAGTTGGACTTCGCTGCTCATTTTCAGTTTTTGCTGATTCGCGGGGTCTTTGTCCAGTTCGAACCATGCTTTCATGATTGACTTCTTGGGCATGCTCGACAGACACTCGTACTTGACGTCCCGCAAAAAGCGAAGAATGGACGGGAACGGATTTGAAAGTTTGAAGTCGACGAACGCAACCGAGCCCGCTGTTTTAGCCTGCAACATGTTGATCAAGACCACAATTCCAAGCAGCGATAATTTGGCAGTCCAGTGCTGGTTTTCGTCTTTATCATCCAACTCGTCTTCTCCCTCTCCATAGGTTCCATTGGTATCATTATGATCATCATCATCACCATAAGCATCGCCATAATCATAGTGTGCGTTGTCATACTCGTCGTTATCATTGCGGGTCCTCGTGAAAGCCGGGGCGTAACCTCCGGTGCCTGTTGGGACCCACCCACCGGATAAAGAGCTGACAAATCGAACATGGTCGATTAAAAATTGGAGCACAAATGATTTATCCACCCTTTGGTATTCCTTAATCTGTGTTTTCGCAATGTACAAGGCAAGGATGCACTGAGGGAAAACGTTGTTTTGTTTGGTATTCATGACGCGAAAGGTTTTTAAGCACACGAAAGGAACAAGTTGCATGATGAAATACACGTTTTCGATAAGCACGGACGTTATTACAGCCGTGTTGTTTAGGTTGCACAACACTAAAAGAGGTAAAATATAAAGCTGCACTTCGCTGGATTCCGCTTTTATGTGTTTGGAAATCTCAGCTGCTAATGTTTTACGGGTCTCGTCATCGGGACGATTCTGGTCATCGGTGTTAACGTGATTCTGGTCGCCGGTACGATTCTGGTCATCGGTGTTTACGTGATTCTGGTCATCGGGACGATTCTGGTCATTGGCATTAGCAATCATCATAAAAGCGTCGTGGACGTGCGACCGGGTGATGCCGGATGCGGTGTCGACGAGCAAGTTTTTCATGAACGTGGCGAGGCTTTCCAGAAAAGCGCCCGGCGTTTGTTTGATAAACGGCATCTCGATTTGTGTTTTTTTGACGATGAGCGCCATGATCATAATGATGGACGCAATGGCCACTTTGGAATTCATGTCCTTGAAATTAAAATTAAAAGGCACGTGTTCCTCGTCATCGGACATGTCACGTCTTTCTTCTTTTATGTTAGGACACAAAAAAATATTGGGCTACATGTAAACAACAAACACAACATGCCATCGACACGACGACGAGGCAACAAGCCATCGACACCTCGGAGATCGCATCGGTTGACACCCCGGAGAGCGCATCGCTTGACACCCCGGCGAGGCAAAAAAAGCGTTCGGGACAATCGAAGCAAAAAGACGTGTAGAGCATGCTCAAAAAACAAAAAAAGGAATAGCCAGAGCCGAAAGACAATGTCGCGCAAGTTACGAGGGGGAGAGCAGGTTCTACCTGAGCTTACTAGCGCACAAAATGCAACAAAAAATGATCTTTTAAATTCAATATTTAACAGAATTCAAACTATAAAAAATCATAAAATACCGTATCATGAAGAAAAATGCGTTCTTATAATAAATAACGTATGGTTTTTGTTACAATCGCTATATAAAATTACTAAGAATGAACAGAAAAACAATTATTACTTTTTAACAAAAGTGAATGGAAAACAAAATGACAATAAAATGTGTGATTTTATGTCGTGCAATAATGAAGCAAAATGTAACGATTATAAAGAAAAGCTTAGTAAATTATGTCGTTTAATTGAATCAATTAGTAGCGCTGAACAATTGGGTAAATTTGCGAATCAGCAACTTGATTACATTAAAAATCATTATACAGACGATACATTTCCCGTAATGAATGAAAAGTTATTTTCTGATGCGTTAAATGCTAATCAACAATTATTGGAGGAAGCTGAATATAAGGCCGGAATTAAAAAACGGGACGATTCAAACGGTGCAGGTGCAGGTGCAGGTGCAGGTGCAGGTGCAGGTGAAAGTGAAAGTAAAGGTGAAAGTGAAAGTGAAAGTGGAGAAGCAAAAGGAAGAGGAAAACGTAGAAGAGAAACTTTTCATTTTTCTGATAAAATGGATGTACAAGAAGAATAAAAATGATACTATTATAAATTTAATAATGAGTACTTCCACATGTGAGTTCCTCCCCGATTTCGCCGCGTGTCGTGCGTCCATCGTGCAGTTGATGCGCGGCGCGCGCCACACCATCTTTTACTCCACCTTCCTCTGCGACTTCCACGAGCCCCTCGCCGACGACGGCACCACCTTCCTCTCCCTCATCGACGAGTGTGCAACCCGCGGCGTGCGCGTCCACGTCCTCATGAACCCCGTCGTCGACTACGGCCAGCAGAGCCCCGCGCACGTGCTCGCCAAGTACGCGTCCGGACAGGTAGACGTGCGCTGCGTCGTCGGCAGTCTCGGCCCCAACTGGCTCACGCGCCACTTCTCCCGCAACACCAAGTACAGCTACCACCACCAAAAGTACCTGTGTATGGACGGCGAGCGCATCATGGTCACCGGGTGCGACATCAACTCCGAGCGCGCAGGGTGGCTGCGCAAAAACCGCCTCAACTACTTCTGGCACGAGCTGAGCGTCGTGGTGCCCTGCACGCCGGCCATGCACCGCTTCTGCGTCAGGAACCACGCCAGCGTCAACGCGCGCCCGCCGCAACCGCTCACCACGGGCGTCGACGAGCACGACGAGCTGTACTACCGCATCATGGGCGCCAAGCACAGCGTGCACATCGAGAACCAGATCCTCATCACCTTCGGCGACGCCCAGCGCAACAAGATCGGCCAGGCCATCATGCAGCGCATCAGCAACGCCGTGCTGCACGGCGACACCTTCCACGTCGTCATCCTGACCAACACGCGCCAGGACGACGAGCCCAGTCGACTGGTGCACCTCTACTGCCGCACCATGGTCACCTGGTCCATGCAGTCCGCCTACGCGCTCGGCGCCAAGTACGGGCTCACGGCCCGCGAAGTGCGCGCCCACCTGTTCATCGGCCGCCTCGAGTGCGCGGGCACGCTGATCAAGGTGCACAGCAACATCGTGTTCGTAGATTCCAAGTGGATGCTTCGCTCGTCGTCGAACCTCAGCGACCGGTCGTGGAGTCCGCGGCCCTGCGACACGGAGCTCGGGGTGGTGGTACAGGGCGCGAGCGTGCGCCAGTTCCAGCAGCTGCTGTTCCACCGCTATGTGACGGCCGACTTCCCCGACCAGCACCAAGAAGACTCACAGCGAGACCCATCCATCCGCAACGTGTCCGCCCAAAACAAGCGGGGACCGAGCAGCGAAATTTCCTTCGTTGACTTTTTCGCAGCCTGCGTCGGCGAGCGCGGGTGTCTGCGCGTGATGGAGCACCCGCCGAGCTACTACTACTACCTCGTTAAGCTGGTCGCGTGGATACTCTTCACGTTGGGACGCTCCGCGGGCGGCGGGCACGAGCGCGTCACGTGGACCAACACCTCCCTTAATTTAAAATAAAATAAAAACAAACGCGTCTATCGAGTAGTTTGCGCCGCGCCTTTTATTTTGTCTTCCATGGATAAACAATAAAACTCGTAATGGAGGATCAGAGGGAGGGTCCCGCGAGCCTTGTTTACGTGGAGCAGTCTGGCGCGGGCTGTACCTACAACGACTGTTTGGTCATGCTGGCCACCATGGGCGCGCACGAGCACTTGCGCGTCAACCACTACTGCAAGAGCATCCTCGTCACCAGTGTGTACGGCGATACTCCCCACCCCTCTTCTTTCAACAAGGTTTTTATTGAGCTGACGCGAGAAATCGACGTGTTGTTCGTCGTTCACGGCATCGAGTGCGCGTCGCCGGCCAGTGCCACGAACCGCATCAAGAACATTGAGCTGTACGTCGACGCGCAGCAGTACGTGCAGACGGTGACGCTAGGCGAGCCGCTGAACCTGCCCATCGCCGCGGCGCCACACACCAGTTTGTCGCTGCGCGTCGAGTTCGAGCACGCGTTTGCTAGGCCGTTGCTGGAGCTGCGTGTCACGATGGACATGGCCATGGTGAGCAAAAAGGAGCGCACAAACCTGCTGGCGTCTTTCCCCCGCCAGACGGCGACGTGGAGCATCATGAACGGCGTGCTAAAAAGTGTCGCGTACATCACCGACGCGCGGCAGGTGGCCGTTTGGACCTCCAGGCCGGCCTTCTGGTTCTCGCGCGACGACAAAAAGTACAAGTTGTTGAACATGTCGGACCAGCTGCGCGTCTACCAGTACAACAACCTCAGCGAGGACGCGACGCCCGACGAGAACGGCTACTACATCCCGCGCGACCTGTTTTCCGGCCTCAAAGTCGCGCAGAGCTACGACGCGGCGCAAGAGGGAATGCCGTTTGTGATACTGTTTTCAGTCCACGACATTGATTAGTTTTGTAGTGGTTTTTTGTATTACGAGCGTAGTTTATTCATGATCCAACGCGAGCGAAATTTAATAAAGAGAGTTCTGAGTCCACGCCGATCAACATATACACGTGTGTGATTTCAAACCCCCGGACCCGGGAACACGCGCCGGAACCGCTTTAAATCAGGCTCGGGAGGCACGGTGACGATCGTGGAAAACTCCCGGCTCAAGTCGTGCAGGTTGTACGGCTCCGCCAGCGTGTCGGGCGAGTACATGTACTTTAACAGAAAGAGTTTGAGCTCCGGTCGGGTATAAAATGCGGTGGACGCGTGGTCCGAAAACATGCGCATGTAGTGCTGGGCGCAGTAGTTCACCAGAGCCAACCAGCCGTAAACGTCGTAGTTCGCGACCAGTAGGCTCGAGTACGCGCGCCAGTTGAAGTCGCCGGTAAGCTCGTTGTAAAATTTGTCGAGGATGGTGCCGAGCTGCTCCCACACGCCGCCGCCCACGTTGTCTGTGCTCTCCGAAACACCGGCGTACCTCTCTCCGCGTGTTTCATAATCTTTGTGCAAGCGAGAGACAACGCGGTACAGCTGACACCGCGCGCCGTCCTTGCTTAACCGTCGAGACAGCACGTCGTGGGCTTTTTTACACAAAAACGCGTACGCGATGGGTTGCTGCATCGCAGTTCGAAAGTCGTTGTAGCCTTCGCGTACCGATTTCATGTAATGTTCTGCGTCGAGTCGAATCGCGTGGTCCCAGTCTATCAGTCGAACGAACGGTTCGCTGTCGTTATACACCACGTTATTAAACTTGATGTCATGATGGATTACACCACGCTGGTTTAGTGGCACTATACCGTTGGCTAGCAGCCCCAGCATCGCGCTCCAAAACGGTTCGGAGGCTACCTGCGGCGCCTCGCCACGTGCGCGGTTTTCAACCGTGGGCCCCCCGTCGCGTACTTGCAAGATCCGTAGCTCAAGCGCCCGCCTGTCGTTGACGGTGCCCGACTGTATCTGTCCTAACGCGTGTGCACACACCGCGTCAAACTCTTCGAGGTCGGTTGTCTCCAGCGGGGCCGGCGTACAGATTTCCGTTGGCACTATAAAGTAGTTTTCCGGGCTATAATACACCGTAAAATCTTGCACGGCGTTAGGGCGCTTACGCCTGCCGTTGGCTGTTGCCGCGGCGATCGCGTCACGCACAAAACTTAGCGCGCGCCACTCGCCATCGGACTTGTTTGTTACGCCTAGTTTACTGAGCTGACCCACGGGGCGTTCGGCGCGACCCTCGCACTTTAGCGCCGGCCGAAACACGCACCCACCGTCTCCGCTCGCAAACGCTTTGCCGCCACGCAACGTCCGTCCACGCAACGTCCGTCCACGCCCACTCCTTCTTGACCTGGAACGGTGTCTTACCGCTGTCCGTGTCCGTGTCCGTGTCCGTGTCCGTGTCCGTGTCCGTGTCCGTGTCCGTGTCCGTGACCGTGTCCGTGTCCGTGGTTTGTTACGTTCACGCATGTATTTACACTTTAAGTCAATGTTTTTTTTGTTACCTTATCTACAAATATAGGTTTTAGTTTATTCCGTCATATTGTTTTTGAAGTCCGAATTGAGCTTTAAAACTCGCTATGCTTTTTTACGACTTGACAACAGACCCAGCACCCCGACGTCATGCGCGTGACCTGCAGTTTTTCCGAGACCTCGCAGAAAACGGCCGCGGACTAGTCAAAACCTGTCCGCCCGAGTGGCGAGTGGATACCACGGACGTGTGTGCTTTTTGCGAGGAACTGCTCCGCGAAACCATCTACTACGTCAACACGCCGCTGAACGAGTTCATTTTGTGCGAGCAGTGCGGCGTTGAATCGCGGTTGCCCCCCGATAATGCGAATTTCTTCAGCGTCGCCTTGACGCCCTGTTCCCCTTTATAATAATGCAAACGTAGTAGTAGTTAGTTATAATAAACCTTTTATTCCTTTTATCATGTTCGTCGCGAACAACCTATGTATTTAGCATACTGCCTTTTTTGCATGCGATGATTACGGAGAGATGATTACGGTGAGATGAGGTAAACAATTTCGCCCGAAGTAGGGTTGTAGTAGAGTGGTGCGGATGCCGCCAGTTGGTCCGCCGACAGGCCGCGAACAGGGTTAATGAACAAACTGGAACTCTGTGTCGAGTCCAGAATCGTGTTTGGATCCGCGTTGATGCATATGCTGTACGGATGCTGGCTGGTTACTCCTGCGTTGACGCCGATGGCAATCGCGCCCTCTCCTTGGTTGCTCACCCCCACGTTGGTGCCCACCGCGATGCAGTTCTCACCCTGGTTCAAAACGCCTGCGCCCGCGCCGATGGCGACCGAGTTGCCCCCCTGGTTTACCGTTCCCGTGCTGGCGTCTCCCAGACGCACCGGGTTCTGTTGGATGGCGCCAGCAACGGACAGCTCGGCCACGCTCAACGAGCCGCACGACACGTCGCCATTCACAGTCAAGCACTGGCCGAAGATTTCTTTAAGCATAGACATTTGTACTGTAACTTGTTAGGGGGGGGGTTGCTGGTGTTGTATATATTTTATACCATAGTTAATATTCTTCTCTTAGAAAGATGAAATTTCCCACTTGCTGTGCACGAGCGGAGTGAGCGACCTCGCCACCGCTTGGCTTCCGTAGTACGCGGACATGGCGTGAATGCCCCCGTAGAAGCGCGAGAGACCCACGTCGTCGGCAAGCTGGGTCCACGTAGAAGCGCTCCAGTCCAGCGTAACGGGTCCCGCCGGTGCAACGCCTGGCTGCACTTCACTGCTGCCTTGCGCAATGAAAAAAGTGCCGAAACGACTTTGGCGGTCGGGAGCTCCTACAAAAACGGGCGTCAGGACACTCAGGTTGGTACTGGTGTACGTCGCATTAACTACGGGCAGGGTGCCCGCGTCGATGTTGGCGCCGAACCAGTCGGTCATAATGGTTGCGAAACACGCGCCGAAGTACGTGTGTCCCGACGGGAAGTCAGCGAAGCGCGGGGTGACAAAGTTTGGCATCTGGTACGGCACCCACAGCGACGCGTCGGTGGGCACGCCAGAAACGGGGTCGGGCTGTACCGTGCCCCTAAAACGGTTCCGCACCTCTTGAATGGGTCTCGACTCGCCGTACTGGCTTTTCACCCGCCACACCAGCCGACTGCCCTCGAACAGGCTGACGGACAGCTGTAAAAAGGATAGTGCTTGCGCATCTGTCTCGCCCGAGGTGCTGTTGTACGCCGGTGCGGTGACATAGTGGCGCACGTAATCAGCCCACAGCCACGCAAACATGCCGGGTGGAGTGGCTGTATGAAGCCCGCCCGCCCAGAACTCCGCCGACATCTTTTGTGCGTCGGACAACGACGCGCTTGCAACGTAGACGTCGTGCACCTCGGTGTTGCGCGCCGGATCAGTGTGGGGGATGAAGTACGGCGCGGCGCTGCCGACCACCACAATCTCATCAGCGGGCGCCAAGCACGTGGACTGCACCTCGTTCCATCTGTACCCTAAGTACTTTTGCACCGTGCCTGAAGGTAGCTGCAGAGGCGTCCACTTACCCGAGTTGCCTGGATCCGCGTTGCTGACCACCACCAGCGGTGCGGCGATGTTCGGCAGGTCCGCACTGGTGGCGACGTACGCGCCGGTGGCGGGGTTGTTATAACCATCGCTAGCACGCAAAGACCACCACGCGTTCCAGCGCGCGACAAAGGCGGCACTATCAACTTTTGCCAACACCTCCGCGGTCGCGGCATCTTGCTCCAATACAGTCCAGTTGAACAGGGCGCGTTCACGGGTCAGCAGCGCGTTGGTGTCGTACCCCGGTATAATTGTAGGGGCGTACTGGGAGAGCACCCAAACAACCCAGACTGTGGCGTCGTTGGAGGATTGCGGGTAGCGGAGGTCGAAGTCCCAAGTATCGTGGGTGCCATGGATAGTGCCGGTCGAGGGGAAGCCCGAAGCAGTTGGAGGGAGCGCGGCGCCCGAGTTGATGGAGGGCGAAACCAGATTCCATGCCGTGGCGAAAAGCATTGCCAGAAGGTAGCATAAGCGGCTTGTCGTCGTCGGTGCCGCACTGGCTACGGTGACAATATACTGTAATAAGTCGTTAACACAGTTCACATGCTCTTGGCGCAGAAACGTCAGGCTGCTGCTTTCCCCTAGCGTATCGTACACAAGCTCCGACGTGACATGGTCGCGGAGCATGGGCTTGAAGCCGACAAGGTTTTGCAGCAACATACCGCGCAAGGGTGTGACAAACAGGCCGGAGCTGCTGTTCGGTAGTAGCACTGTGTCTGTGGCGGCGATAGTGGTTGTCTGATTGTCACCGTTAACGAGCACCTTGGATGTTGTGGCGGCGACGAGGGTCTGCGTGGAGTCGGTGAGCACGTGCGTGGGGATGTTTACGGCGGCGGTCGAAAAGATGTTGCCCCGTAAATTCACCTCCCCTGTGTTTATGGCGTGCGTGCATTGCACGGTGTTTCCTGCGGTGACAGTTGCCGTGTTTTCACGGAGAAGCGACATTTATTTAAACTATAGTTTTTATTATAGAACACTTTTCTTTTTTCTAAATTTTCTCATTTACTACATCCACTCACTTTTTGAAATTGCTCACAACTTACCAGATGCGTTGTTCACTAGTGTCGTGCGAACACACAAGCACGAGTGTAAACATCACCCTTAAACGCTGTATAGGCTGTCTCAAGGCTCGATATTGTTGCGCCGCGCATCAGGCATCCGACTGGGCACGCCACAGACTGGATTGTCACGTATCACGGACACGAGTTCGAGGCCAAATCAGAGAACATCGAGCACGCATTCAGAGCACCATCGATCGAGCAGATCCACTAGTCCAGTATTTGGACGTGACTACCATGGTCATGAAAGCTTTACGACCGTTCAAAACAACGCCACTGTTCGACAGCGATCACGAGTCTACATCTCCTCGAAGCGCTCGCGCATACGCTTCTCAAGAGGTGCTCTTAGATCTAAAAACCCAATTGTTCATGTCTTCGTTGAACAACAACGCGAAGCTCATCTACGGCTTCACTAACAACTATTATACCCGAAATTTCTTTAAATTGTTTAACTGCAAGCTGAAACACGACTATGTGCTATGGACTGTTGGCAATGACTTAAGCAATTTAAAGCAAACACATGGCATTAAGCAGTTTGAACACAGGGCGCTGTGTTCACTAGTTGGACAATGTTAATAAATTGTTGTTAAAAAATTAAGTTAAACATAAAAGCGCTACTGGGTGGAGTCGAACCATCGACCTTGTGGTTAACAGCCGCATGCTCTGCCAACTGAGCTACAGCAGCGCATTGTGATACCGTTTTTATCATTATGCAAACACAACCACGTGCATTTGTCACTTTTTGTTATTGTTTTACGTGAAAAATAAACTAACTACCTCCACCGTTTTATCCGTACGATACGTCATCCAATATGAAATTGTGGAGCGCAAACACGCCAGCCGATCGTCCCACTCGTCTCGTTTGCGCTTAGCCACGCACACCATGCCTCGACCGTCAACGCCGAAACACGATGTGTGCTTCACACCGTGCGCATCTACGTACTTGTCTGGATTAAAACGAATTACCACGAGAGGCCGGTGACCTATGTCGCGGCTCAACTCCATTAACCGCTTGTTTTCGCACGAACAGTCATAAGTCGCGTGCTGGTTCTCGTCAATTTCGACCATGAGCACTTGGTCACCCAGATCACACAAAAGGTCCGGTTGATACTTGGAGCAGCCGTTGGACACGCGCTTGTTGTAAATCCACGTGACGCTTGGAAACACCCCCATTAAGAAATCAACGACTGTGCGCTCTCTCGTTTTGTAATCGCGAGATACACGTTCATCTGGAAAAAGATACACAAAACAACGCACACAGTAGCCTTTGTAACGCTTGCCGACTATAGTCGAGCACAAATCCGAAACACATGTTTTGCTTTTAACGTCAACCATTTTTTCAAGTTTGTGCGTGGCGCAATACAACGCCGTTTTCGAGCCAGGAACGCCGAAATTTGGGAGTGTCTTGCACCCCTCAAAAATACATGTTTTCATATTCACATTGACCATGTTTTCGAGTTTGTGCGTAGCGCAATACAACGCCGTTTTTGAGCCTGGAACGCCGAAACTCGGTCGTGTCTCACACTCAATACACGTTTTGCTACAAACATTTACCATGTTTTCGAGTTTGTGTATCGCACAGTGTGACGCCGTTTTCGAGCCCGGAACGCCGAAATTCGGTTGTCTCTCACACTCGTTACAAGTTTTGCTATTAACGTTGACCATGTTTTCGAGTTTGTGCGTGGCGCAATACAACGCCGTTTTTGAGCCATGAACGCCGAACTTTGGTATTTTCCCGCACTCAATACAAGTTTTACTTTTAACGTTTATCATGTTTTCGAGTTTGTGCGTGGCGCAATACAACGCCGTTTTTGAGCCCGGAACGCCGAAAGATGGTCGTTTTTTGCACTCAACACAAGTTTTATTTAACACGTCGACCATGTTTTCGAGTTTGTGCGTGATACAGTGTGACGCCTTCGAACCTCGAACGCCATAACTCGGTCGTTTTTTGCATCCGACACATGTTTTAGTCATTTGTTTAATGAATGTGATAAAATATTGTTTAAAACGCAAAAGGAAAAAAAAATATTCGATTAAATTGTATTAAAAACGTAAGTCATAACATTTGCTAATTATGGACACCCCCTTCTCATCAGATTTGAATACGTTCATGGACCCCGTAAAAGTTGACTTTCTTGTGTTGGCACCTCAAATTTGGTGTGACGCGGGGCTCTGGTGCCCCGCAAATGCGCCAAATACGCTTCGTCAAGTTTTTGACAAATATCCAAAGTTTGTCGATCATATCGCTCGAAGATGTGTTGTAGGCAAAGATATGAATGCAATCATCGAGATACAACGAGTGATTACAAGTGACGATTTGAAGGCTGTCCATACCGCCTGTTGTAGCGTGCATGAGCTTATAAGTTATCTCGAAACGCAAACGTTTTAGGATTGTTCTTAAAATGATAAACAAATACAAACAAGTTTTACATTTAATTTGAAATAGTTGTGTTATGGATCCATCCTTGCGTTCACGCGCGTTATAACTTTGAAAACAAATCATTCCGTGTGATGTGTAAATGAGCATCGTGGATCTCGTGCAGGCGGCGGACGGGTGTCTTGTTCTGGCGGAAAATGCGCACCCCTCACATGAGTACGTTTGCCCAACGTGCACCCAGCGGCTTCAGTACGAGTATCACGTAAAGGCGGGGTGCGACAGGTTTGGAATCAAATCCAAGTTGTGTGACGCATGTAAGGCCCGGACCAAACCCGCCCCGACCACCCCGCCACACCCCGTCCCCGTCCAAACGACAATCGCGGAGGCGGAAAGCGTGGCGGCACAGGCAACGACCACACAGCGAGCGGCCGCTTTAAGTGCAAACGCGGCACTCGATCAACACGTGGCCGCACGAGGACAGCGAGAAGTTGCCGAACGTGAAGAGAAAGTCGCATTTGATCAGTACCAGATGGCGCTCCAACGGCGGATAGCTGCACAAACCCTCGAAACCACCACTAGAGAGCAGAGTCAGAGTGCGTCGAAGATCCTCGCCGCGGCGACCACAGCTGAAAAAGTGGCGGTGGCAAACGTGAAGCGAGTACGTGAACGAGTTGATGCAGAAAATGCCACGGCTCGGGAACGAGAACGTGTAGACCAGGTAACAAAAATGGAAGAAAGAGAACGGATACGACTCGCGACGGAACACGCGGCGGCCCGGGAACAAGAGCGCGAACATGTCGCGGCTGAAAAGATGGCGGCGACACGGGAACGGGTCGAAGAGGCGAGAGAAAGAGAACGAGTCGCGACGGAAAAGAGTGAAGTACAAAACGAGAGTGTTGGCGGGATCCAAAGCGCACCGGTTGAAATTAAAGACCTTGAGCGTCCAAATGTTGCCGGCGAGTTATGCGCGGCCACCGGAGCGCTGAATGCGTACGTTCACACCTTTAAGTTTAACCTGAGTGGTACCCACCCTGATTTACGAGTGTGGGTGACTCGGGGGACCACGAGTGGACCACCGGAAGTTGTGTTTCCGCGCATGACCACCACGTTCGGGGTGCGAAGTGCGGACGGATCGGAAACCAACACGCGCGCGCACAAAAACCTAGATCTAAACGTGGCCAACCCGTTGATCACCCAACTCGTGACGGGCACGGAAACGCGTTTACTTTCGTTCTTGTACGCTAACCGTGTCACGGTGTTTGGTCGCGAGATGACGGATCAGGGGGTTAAAGCGATGTTTATCCCTCTAATCCGTCCCTTACCCCTGCATTTCAGGTGCGAAGCGTACTCAAAGTATGTTAGAGTCAAAGTAGCGCTAACCCAGCACGTAAAGCTCTACACGGGGTGAGGGTACTAGCACCCATGTGACGGTGGGCGTGAGTGATATTCGACGCGGAGACGACGTGGCGGTAACCGTAAAACTTGTGCCGTATGTTTCAAATGCGTACTTTGGAGTATTGTGCGTATGCACTCACGCGCTTTTATACACGCACGAACTAAAAAACTGGGAACGACAAACACACGTGGAGGCGAAGACCGCGACACTGGAAGCACGGGAAGGCGTGGAGGCGGAAAGTGGACGCGTGGAGGCACATGAATGTGAACGCATGGAAGTGGAACGTAAACGCGTGGAAACGGAGGCACGGAAACGTGAACGGGTGGAGGCAGAGGCAGAGGCAGAGGCACGGGAACGTGAACGCGTGGAGGCGGAGGCACGGAAACGTGAACGGGTGGAGGCAGAGGCACGTGAACGCGTAGAAGCGGAACGCAAACGCATGGAGGCACGGGAACGTGAACGCGTGGAAGCGGAACGCAAACGCATGGAGGAGGAAGCACGGGAACGTGAACGCGTCAATGCAGTTTCGGAAGCACGGGAACGTAAACGCGTGGATGCGGAAAACACGCGACGGGAGCGTTTGGCGATCGAGGCAACAAAGAAAAGAGTCGAAGCCGAGAACGCGAGACTTCAGGCGGGTCTCCTCGTATCGTTGGAACAAGAGGTACGTGCCCAGATCGACGCGGAACGAGCGGAACGAACACGGTTGCGTGTTCAGACGGAGCGAGAGGAGCGCGAGGCGGCTGAAGCTGCCATAGGTGAGCGAGTGCGAGCCGCCGCCGAGGCACGAAACGCGGAGCGATTACAGGCCGCGATCGACGCGACGAAAGCTAATCTAGTTTCCGATGCAGACTGGAGAATGCCGGAGGTACGGACACCCGAAGAACCGTGTTACGCGTGCAACGGGAGTGGAACGTCCTACTGGTGTGACGGTGACTATGGTTCGTGTTTGGAGTGTTGCTGTATCCGCTGTAACCAGTGGAATTGGGCGTGTAACTGTACCGACGACTAGACAACGCGGCCATGGCGCATCCTTTTTTTGTGTAGACACCAGGACGTCAATTTTTCTAGTCTAGCATTGTGTAATGTTTTTACATTTATGTTTTTTCTTAAAATACAAATCAATTTTACACAAATCAATTTTATCATAATTTAAAATGGCTTGTATCGTTCATGTTGAGACTACTGGACTGCCGATCAAAGCGGGCTGGGATGAATACCCCGTGTTTACCGATTTATCGAAGTACGACCCTTGTCGCATCGTAAGGCTATCATGGGTCATCCTTGAGAAAACAGCGGATGGGTTTGTTGAAGCGGAGAGGAAGTCGTTTATCGTGAAGCCCGTGGACTTTACAATTCCGCCATTTTCTTCGCGTTTCCATGGCATCACTAACACGTATGCAACCAACAATGGGCTAGAGTTCAACGCGATTGTGGAAGAACTTTGGATTAAGATGCAGCATTGCTCCGTGCTTGTTGCGCACAACCTTGCATTCTGCAAGAACATTCTGTTAAGTGAAATATACCGTTTGGCGTCTCGAGGCAATTGTGTTGAGTACGTTGAGCGCATGACGGAGTTCTGTACTATGAACAAGTACAAAAAGGAGATGCGTCTGCGCAAAACGCCTACGCTTGAAGAGCTGTCGCGCACAATCCTCAACACCGAGCTTATCGCCCCGAAAGTTGTTGTGTGCGCTCAATTGTATACGTACTTCTTAAAGTCATATGTTGTGAACGAAGTGGCTGAAGTGGTTGAAGTGGCTGAAGTGGTTGAAGTGGCTGAAGTGGTTGAAGTAATGGCCGTAGTGGTTGAAGTAGTGGTTGAAGTAATGGTATGAGTGGACGTACTTGATCAATAATATATGTGGTATGAGTATAAAGATAAATAAAAAGCATGCCGAAAATCATTGTTGGTTTTTCATCCACACCTCCACGCGTCAACAGCATTGTAGAAACCGTGTTGTCGCTTAAAAACCAGATGTTGAAACCGGATGAGATCGTGTTGTCCATCCCGAAAGTGTCAGCTCGGTTTGGTGTACCATATGACATTACTAATCCTGAGTTGTTAGCGTTGATAGCGGATGGCACACTTATCATCAACGAAATAGACCACGATTACGGCCCCGCGACCAAATTTGTAGGATTGCTGTATCGCAATTACAATCCAGACGATTTGTTGGTGTGGCTGGACGATGACGTAAAATATGGTCCTGCTGTGCTACAGTGTTTGAGCAAACGTATTCGGCCGAACAACGCTATAAGTTTTAGCGGATTTAACTTTGCTAAAAACGGGTCTTTGGCGCGGACAAAATACTCAAAGATTAAGCCTCATGACAAATTCGATGTGATTGAAGGATTTGCGACCATCGCTACGTATCAAAAGAACATGCCTCGATTACAAGATTTGGAGGTGTACAACATTAGGCCTCAGACCACTCAAAGTCTAAAAACCATTAGCAAAAAAGAGAGACTTGAGTTTATGAGCGACGACTTTATCATATCCCAGTACTTCAAAAAAAACAACATTGAAATGAACATTGTGACTGATGGCTCGTGTCACAAAGACAAAGCGAACAATATCATACCATTGAAACTAGGTTTTAAAGACGACGCCCTCCACAAACAGAAAACAGATCAAACAGCCGAGAACGCGAATCACTACAACTATACATATTTGCTAAACTACGGTAAAAACAGCGATGAGCAAAACACGTCATACAGTAATTGTTCCCAGTGTGACATGTCATCGCTTGCCGACAGATGGCAAAGCCACAATCAGTCGACGAGAATTGTTTTTGGTTCTATTTTGTTGTTTTTCTTAGCCATGTGTATTGTCTTCCTTTTGGTAACACACAAACAAAATTCATTGTAATACCACATCCACAAATAATAGTAGTTCTTAGTTTTATTTAATTAAACACTGGCGTTATCAAATCGAAACGTAAACATTCCAGTATGGTTATTGTTGGTGGGGTAGCCAAACGCGCCTAGCCAGTGCGTGGTCTCGCCAGTTTGCCAAAAAAAGTGATCTAGCGCACTACACTCCGCAAAGTCTAGTACAAATCGACCATTTTCGTCGTATGGAAACTTTTGATAAACCAGCTCGCGCATGGACGAGCGCGTCGACGCCGGGTTCGTGTGCATCTCGTTGGTCAACAACTGCAGCACTTCAACAAAAGTGTCGTTGTCTTCGAAATTACTCAAGTGCAAGTGTTCGGGTGTCTCCAGCGTGTTTACGGTTGGGTTACTCTCGAGCGCATTATCAGATTGCGGATCCGTCGACTCATGTAAAGTGACTTCTGAAGCCATTGTTGACGGAATTAAAATAATGTAAGAGAAAATGAGGGGATTGTGCGAACACCAAAAAGGTCAATCAAATTTTTTATTTTTTTAAGCAATAATCGATTTGGTAACATGTCTCACCGACGTCGCATGGTTCGTCCGTATCAGCGCATCGCGTGGCGTTCGCGCAAATCGCTTTTATCGCTTCTGTATTATTCCAATCGAATTTTTTTGCACAGTAATTGAGCATGGTGGCTGGTTTCGGGTCATCAGAAGAAGGTAATGGTTCATCATCACTGGATTTCGGTGGGTAATGTGTCGAGTAATAAGCTTGACACGTGTCTGTGGCATTACCATCAATCTTTATCGAATCATCTGGGTTTAGCCAACATTGGTTAAATGGTCTCACTACGTCGCACACATCAGAACATTTATCGTTTGTCCTAGTCGTTAAGTGGGCAAAGCGCGGCCAGTCCCACGTGCACCCGCAGTTCTGCTGCCCGATCTGTTGAATCCCCGTTAGCATGCCCGGCGTCGACCAGTTATCGCCGACGCACACACTGTCCGTGTAGCATTTATCGCTGCACGTCACCGGCGTTTTGGTGCGCGTGGACAAATACGCTGCTTGTTGTGCCTCAGGTGTCGTCGTCATTTTGCCGCGGCTATCCATGTAGTTGCGCACAAACGCGCTGAACGGGAAATTGTTGTACATGTCGTCTTCGCCAATCGACCAGATCATCACGCCGCCCAGCTTTTTGTCCAGCGCCAACTTACATTTCGCACCCACTGTTTCAAACGTGTCGAACGACACCAGCACCGTCGCCTGTTCAAATTGTGTGTCGTCGGGCCCCCATTCGGGTCCGGTTGAACCGCCGCTCGTAATGTACGCGTATGCCGTGTTTGTTGTAGCGTCGATTTGGTACGCACTACCACCCCCAGTTTGGTGCTTATCTTGAATTAAGTCCATAATTTCGTAAAAGGCGAGCGACCCTTGGTTCAGGGTGAACAAGCCGACGCCGCACTCGACACCGACATCTGCATGCAAGTCCTTCACCGGATCTGTCAGGGCTTTGAACGCGTTAAACTGTGTAATATCCCAGTCCTTGGTCTGGATAATGGCGCCGGGGTACGCTCCTTTAATCGTATCCTGCATACACACGTTTGCATCAACTTGGATTTGTTTATACGATTGGCCGTAAGGTGCCGCTGCCGTGTCTCCGCCCGCTGGTTGCGGGAATGTCCTGCCGTACGACGCCAACCCCAGGATCAGTTTCTCGGGCTTCACTCCCAGATCGGTAATGTACTGTAGGACGTAGTTGATGTTGAACGTGCTTTGTGGGTCGTGATCGGCCATGAGCGGCGTGTTAGCTCCCGTGACATCATCAAACGGCGACCCGTGGAAATCGTAGGTCATGAGATTGATAAAGTCGGCGGCCTCGCTAAGTTTCTTCCACTCGTACACCTTGTCGATGACCCCACCAACCATCGCAGCGAAAGAAATCAACTTGCCCTCGGCGTGCATCGCCGCGCCCAGCTTTTGGATCAACACCGTGAATCCTTCCTTCTCCGCTTTAAGCTCGTTCTCGTCCGTTAACAGATTGTTTTGCGGCGCACCGGGACACTCGATGTCGAGGTCGACGCCGTCGAGGTTGTATGTCTTCACAAAGTCCACACAGCTCTTGATAAAGGTAGCCATTTTGCCATTTGTGTCCACCAAAATGTCGTGGAATGCGCTGTAGCCATCCAGTTCCGGTTTGGGTCCTGACGCGTTCCACCCGCCGATGCTGATCATGATTTTTAGGTCCTTGTTGCCCCCAGGCGACAACAGATTCGACGAAAAGTTTTTGTATATCTGGTCGCACTCGTTCTTGTCGCACGTTGTTGGCGGTGTAGTTTGTGGTATATTGGTGTTTAGGGCCGATTTGTTGCACCCGTCCCGCAGCGCGGTGTACTGTCTCATGATGTTGGCGATGGATGCTTCACGCGGTGAGTTGGGGTCCGTGTCGTCTAGCGGCTTCATATCGTCTAGCGTGATGGTGCCGTCGCTGTTCACGTTGGCGAACGCAACTAGCAGATGGGTGTATAATTTGGGGTTGACCTTGAACGCCGCAAAATACCCATTGCCCTGACGAAACCCCGCGTAAAGTGGCGCGTAGCCCGCAACAATGCTTTTGGGCGTGTCGCCGGGCGTAGCAGGCGCTGCAGATTTGTTTTTCTTGAGTACGAAAAAGTACACAATAACCAACACTGCACCCGCAATTACCATACCAGCGGCGATACAGCCAAAAATCATACCGTAATTGGGCGACGAGTGGGAGAGCGAGTCTGCGGCGGAAGAGGGCACTACTGCAGCCATGTTTTCATTTTACGACAAGAAAAAAAAACGTGAGGACAACATTTTATAGCACATAGGTAAAAAGATGTACCGACGAAATGCTTCTTCGCTCACCGACAGTTCGCAAAACAACAGTTACCTAAAAAACAAAAGTATGCGCCCTAAAAAAAAGGTGTCGCGCGTCGTAAGTCGTCTAAGTCGTCCACGCGCGGTGGCATCAAGAAGCGCCCGAAACAAGAAAAGGTCCCGTGTTTTGAAACGGGCGTTGATGCTTGCTACTGCAGGAGCCGGAACGTATTACGCATTCACACGCAAAAATGACAACACCACAACACCTCCTCCTTCCACCCTCATGACCAGCGTTACTCCAGTGCAACTATCACCCTTATTACCCTTACCCTTAGTATCCGCCGAGGCGGCAAAATGCAAAGATACGACACACTTGGTGCTCCAAAATCACGGAAACACATGTTACATCAATGCATCCGTCCAGTTATTGTACCAAATCGACGAAATTCGGGATTTCATATGTGACTATGATGTCGACACCGATCCCGCAGATGCATTTATGTCTATTCTCAAGTCGACATTTACAAACAAAAAAATCGAAAATTCAATTGGTAATATTATTAGCGACAAGTTTAGCGACCCGGAGGTTCGTTACAACAGTATTACCGGCAAACAGGTGAAAATTGAGTTTCTTCCTGGCGAGACGGAGGATGCCCAAGAATTATTGGGTAAGATCTTCGAATTTACAGTGCTTGGACAAATAGGACAAATAAATAGTATTGGTTGTAGTCTCCAAGAAGAACTCGAGTTCATCGTATGGCACACGGAAGACGGGGTTCAAGATACCTTGCAGCTGCTGCACAAAACAAGTGAGTATAAAGTGGTGGCGGCCACAGACGACTATACAGACTATACAACGTTTCGCAAGGTAAAAAAGGAAATTAGTGAAACAATATTGACTGTACCTGTTACAACGGATAAAACATCTATGCAACATTTGTTAGCCGACTTGCAAAGTCACGGTAATGTTAATGACTTGGTTGTCGCAGAGTATAAAAATGTTGACAACAAACCTGTTGTCGTTCGAAGGCAGGGGACAACAAGAACTGTTGTCGTTAAATGTAAAAAGTGGATAATAATCAGTTTGCATAAGCAAATTCGTAATCTAAAACTCGATGACGCAACGGTGTACAACAACATTACACTAGACGACAAACAATATACATTAGAAGGTTGTATTCAACATTTAGGATGTCATTATAAGTATCATAAACGGCTTGGCGCAGAGGAATGGCTAACCTTTAATGATAGTATTACTGAAGCAACACGAGCCGACCAAATTGCGTCAAGTTACGTATTTCTGTACAAACAGGTGGTGGAGTAGCTCATGCTGCCCGCAACATTTCGATACGTTATGTTCCTGACTTGTTTGTTCTTCCGCGCGCGTTTGAAGTGTTAAGATTTAGGATGTAAGTGGTGATGGTCCATTTTAAAATTAAATAGCGCAGTTTTTAAACTTGTAGGCGTGTACATGTTTGTGTAGAAATTGTGAGTTATGTACTACCAGCGAGGAGTCGTGCCGGACACTCAAAAAAGATTAAAAAGAACCAACAAACTCAAGAGTTAACAAATGAACCTCGAAAAAAAATCTGTGTACACATTCAAAATGGGAAATTCGAGCAACACCAAAATGCGGCAGCGGCGACTGGCGATGCGGGACATTCTCGACGAGATGACCGTCGCGCCCTTCCACGAAAAAGTTGCATTGATCGTCGAGCCGCGCGCACACGTCAACCTGGTGCCGGTAATCACGCAGATGGCGAATCTTCACCCCGACTGGTTTATCTACTTGTACCACGGAAATCTTAATCAGTCGTACGTCACAACCCACCCGGAACTCACACGATTGAGAAATGACGGTAAACTTGCCCTTTTCCACCTCCACATCGACGACATAAATCCACTAACATACAACGCCTTGTTCACGACGCTGGCTTTTTGGAATACCGTCAACGCCCATTACGCCCTTGTGTTTCAAACCGATGCGTGGATGTGCGACCAGGCCGACTTCGACCTCGACGACTTTTTACAGTACGACTACGTCGGTTCCCCGGTGCGCCAATTCATTGTAAAATTTCTTAACGGCGGCGTGTCACTACGCAACGTCGAAGCCATGAAGGACATGATACAAACATGCCCAGATAGTTTTTTCACCAAGGGAGAAGACGTTTTCTTCTCTCGACCGTGTCGCGCCATTAAAAAAAGGTACAACGTAGCACCCCGGAAAGTCGCCGCCAACTTTAGTTTACAGCAAAACGCCTTTTACAGATCGGACAGAACACCCATTGCCGTGCATAAACCCGCCGTTTCTAATAAAAACATGTTAAACCTCGAGAAAACATGTCCGGGTGTTATGCAAATGGATGCCAATTACAAAATTAAATAAAATAAAAAGAATCAAACACCAGCCACGACCACTTTTTGAAGTTGAACACATGAGTGGAGCATCAGGAGCATCACTAGTGGAAACGTACACGCGCTTGTTGCGGAAAATGGAGGCACGGCAGCTGACGGCGTACACGGACTCTTGTCATGCGCGCCTCGTGGAGAAATGTATCAAGTACAAGCTGCCGCTTCCGGGCGCGCTAAGCTGGAGCGACTCCTATTTTATCGATCGCCTGTTTTTCAAAACCGGCGGGGCGTACAAATTGGACGAGTGGGGTCGACCCCCGACGGGCGAGGAAATCACCATTTCGCCGATTCGGGTGCACGACATCGAGTCGGTTGCATTGGACGACGAGGTCATGGTGCTGGGCTGTATCACCGGCACCGTTACAAATCGCGGCATGCTCACCTTTGACCTGCAAAAAACGCACACAGAGGAGGAGTAAATAAATACCCACATAAACTCCGCACGTCGCCAATGTAGTTTATGTGTTTTTTATTTGTAAGTGCGTGGTGCACCTTTAAAGACAAACTTTTGTAATAAACTTGTAAACATGGTAGCACTAGTACTGTCTGGTGTGTTGTCTGTGCTGGCCCCCTGTGTGTCTGTGGCGACCTGTGTGTCGGTGGTGGCGTCTCTAGCGGCTGCTGTGTCGGGGAGGGGATGTTTTTGATGGTGCCGCGTGTTTGATATGGTGTTGTTGCTCGCACGTGTTTGGCGTTGCGTATGAATCCAGAAGAGCAGCAGACACAGCGCATCCGCAATGTCGTGTTTGCGCTCCAGACAATGGTACTCCGGGAAATCTTGCACGGGCAGAAACTGGTCCGCCAGCATCACCGTTTTGTACTTGCGGCTGTCGTAGCTGTACTTGGAAATGTTGAAGAAGCGGTGCATGGCGTTGGGACTCACGAGCACGGCCTTGTGGCGAAACATGAAGAACAGGATTTGCTCCACGTCGGTGTGGCCCACCAGCGGCTGTCGCTCGATCAACACATGCGCGCACGCGTCGAACATGTCTCGCCGTTCCTGTACGAAATGCGTCACTCTATCCGTGGTTGTCTTCATGTGGCCCAGCGCGCACACGCCCTCCCGCACCGAGTTGTGTTCGAACACCGTCGAGTTCACGTTGGCCAAATAGGTTATCCGAAGAATGTCCAGCGTCGTGTCGTGCAGCTCTACGCACACCACCGCCAGATTAATGATGCCCACATCGATGCTGCAAACAAACATGAGGCGGTACAAAGGTACAAACTTTCCTGTCGTCCGACGCAAAGCTAGCGACGTTAACCCCTACAAAGCAAAATTTTTTACGTGCTCCTAGTTGCGGCCGAGCCGGGACGGCAACCACCATAATCACAACAATAATTGGTCAACTAATTGAACAAATTATTTAAAATGTTCAGATTGTCCCGCTGACTCATCATGACCTCTTTCTTGGAGTAACACTTTTTGCCTGGATTTTTTTTAGGATCACAATAAACTTTGAATCCACGATCCGAGAGTTCACCGATTGTGTACTGTTTATCAACGCCAGTGGTACTCCACGAACAGCCTTGACCCAGTGTTTGCCCTGGCTTGCACAGCCCCGGCTCCGGTGTGGAGTACCAGTAACCCTGCGGCGCCCACGCACCCTTGGGGTAAGTCGACGCATCGAATGGGGCGGGGATGGCGCCAACATGCTGCGTATCACCCATGACGGAGTTAGTATACTCGGGATACTCCGCGACGTTGCACTTGTAACTCTGGTCGATACCGGTGCACACACACTTGCCGCCGGTACACTTGCCGGTGCCGCACTCGCGATCCACGGAACAGATATTGTTCGGACCGCAGCACACGCACTGGCCACCGGTGCACACACCACCCTCACCCGGACAATTAGCATCCGTGGAACAGTTCGTACCGCTCGCGCAACCGCCGGGGTTGCATTTGGCGTACACCCCAAAAGGGGGGCACACCGACGACTCGCTTTCGCCGCACTGGTTTAGAGGCATATAGTCAACGTTGTATTTTTGCATAATGCGCGTATCCCAGTCGGCGTGTCGCCGCGGGAGTGACAATGCAGTGTAACTCAGTTGCCCCTCCAGGTCTGCACTATTTCCATTCGATAACCCGCCCGTATCCCCTTGTTCCACAACGCGATACACCGTTAGATTCTGCGTACCCGGTTGTGGCTGGGGCGGCGGAGGGGGGAAGGACACGTCTACAAAGGGGCATGTGCCGATACATTCCCCACTTGCAATGGCCAGCTGCTGCAACTGTAAGTAGCACTGCAATAATGGTATAGGCGGCTCCTGGGCGTACTCGGCCGCGCTTACCACGGGCGGGTCGCACATCGTCAACGACCGGTACATTTCGTACAGACGCAGCGCCCACGGCATCGATGAACTGGGCAGCAGCGCACAGTCCGCCGGCAAGCGCAGGTCTAGCTGCAGATGAGGGAACGCGTCCCCGGGATTCAACAAATCACAGAAAATAAAACGATACGTCTCGCCATTCCGAACAAAGGTGGTAGTCCGCGACACACGGAACACGCGTTTACGCGGTAGCAACACCTGGTACGTCGGGTTCGTGTTATCGTGCTTGTAGTGACAAAGCGTACCCACTGGAAGGTTGAATACAAAAACGCCACGTACTGTTCCCACCGCGTGAGCGTACTCCAACGCAATGTCCACATCCAGAGTGGTACTGTTGAAGCCATTGAGCATGAATGTCTCGCCAGGTCTACGGTTGATGTTGTTTTCCAAACTACAAAAATAAAGCGGATCACTCTCCATGCCCTTGTACACCGTGAGCGGAAAGGGAAGGCCCGGCATAGAGCTTAACCCCTGGTCTAACTGTGTCGCCACCTCCGCCCAAAACTGGCCCGGCAGTCCGCTGGTGCGCCACGTGTCCCCCCGGTCCGGCAACGACCAACTCGCCCACGAGCATTCGCTGGAATTACGCAACATCTCACCTGGTGTCGCGTAATTCCAGCGTAGCGGTCCATTGGCCATGAGGAAATTGTAGTTCGCAGCAAACGCGCGCGACACACTGTCGCCGGTACAAGAAGAATTCATGTCTACCACCCTTGGAGTGTCGTTGCACAAATCCAACAAAGCAACAAACTTGTTGAGAATCTTGTAGTGGCCGTTGTAGAAGTACGCAAAGGCAGAACAAAACGGGAGCCACGGCGTTGCGTCCACAAGTGGAACAGATGTGGCGCATGCGTGCGGTGCCCATGATGAACTTAATGTGTTACATGCAAACTCGCGGTTTAACAGCTCCGCCTGTGTATGTGTCCTGCCATCTAGCGTCTCAGCACCACGCATCCGCCCCTCCCACTGATGAGCAAACGCTCTATAAAACTCTGAATTTTTTGAACTTCCGTTGAACTTTGTGAACTGCGCGTCACAGTAGCGCTTGTTGCGCCACATGCCTTGGGGTGATGTTACGTCGCCGCTATATGGCGATGCACGTACAGCCGAGCCCTCCGGATCCACAACGTACTTGCATCTACTAGACAAACCCACACCACCCAGAATCGGATACACTTGTAAGAGCGCATCAGATACTTGCTCCATTGACGCTCTCATTTTTTTTGTTTATATACTTTGTTTGTATACACAACATTTTTTATTAATAGTAGCGGTGGTCATGCCTCCATCTTCATCACTTAAAATCGTATTGTATAAGTAAAGCAAGTACGATGGCAACTCCGAACAAACACGTGTACTGCAGAGCAGGCCATGGCGGTGGCGGAGGACGTGGCGGTGGCGGAGGACGTGGCGGAGGAGGTTTAGGCGGCAGGGGCGGAGGAGGTTTAGGCGGTAGGGGCGGAGGAGGTTTGGGCGGAGGAGGTTTAGGCGGAGGTTTGGGCGGAGGACGTGGCGGCGGAGGTTTGGGTGGAGGTTTGGGCGGAGGACGTGGCGGCGGAGGTTTGGGCGGAGGACGTGGCGGTGGAGGTTTGGGCGGCAGGGGCGGTGGAGGTTTGGGCGGCAGGGGTGGAGGAGGTTTGGGCGGCAGGGGTGGAGGAGGTTTTCACGGTGGCAGGGGCGGAGGAGGTTTTCACGGTGGCAGGGGCGCATGGGGCGGCCGTGGTCATGGATGGCCTGGGCACCATGGTCACCATGGATACAGGGACTATGATTACGGCTACGGGTCTGGGTACTACCCTTACTACTACGGATACTATCCGTATGACGGCTATGACTACGGCTCATTTGATGTTTACGGCAACCCCGTTTTCATGTCCACGTGTTCCGACGCGGCGTCACTGCCGCGCGTTGCGACCTATTCCAACCCCGTTTGCTTCGGCGATGTGACCGCACAAATGAACTGCTGCACCGGCACACAACCAACCGCAACATCGTCGTGCACGGTCAGTCCTGACGGCGCGCACTCGTACCAAACGATGCAATGTTATCCTAATTAAATCCTAATTAAATAAATTAATCATTTGTAGCCGAATATTTTTCAAGTATACATTGCAATCTTGCTTTATCAATCGATTTGTTAGAGTTTAATAATGTAGTCGCAGCTGCTAAGAGCAGATTACTGTCATATAGAGGGATTTTAAACTGTTGTTGAATCGCATCGACATGTGGTAACCTATTATCGTTTTTCATATAATAATCACATATCCAATATATCATTCTAGCTGTGTTATGTTTTGTAAACTCAGATATTTTATACAACGCATCTGTTCGGAATTCTTTTATTAACAGTAACGTCGTAAAAAAACAGTCTTTTAAATACCAAGCAAATATTAGTTCTAACATATTATTTAAATCTGTTTGGTTTACCGCTAATTGAATCAATTGGACTGAAACGACAACTTTTTTATCGTTCAGTCTTTCATAAACCCGGGGTAATAATGAGCGTAATTGTTGTTTTTTAAAATTGTAGTTTTGATTATAAAAATAACTTAAACCTTGTTTAAGTTCTTTAGAAATCGTAATTAAAAAAAAGTCAAAAAGATTTAATATGTCACCGTAAGGTACACTTATAAATTCTGATAAAACCTTATCATCCTCATCTACTACACCTACTTGGGTTACATGGTTTACATTTACTTGTAGTTCACCTCCTGGGGCTATAAATACTTTAGATTTATCTACACGTTCCCCCGTCTTCATTTTGTTGTAGATGAAAGGAGTTGCGAGCACGCCGGCCGCCACAGCAGTCGCCGCCACAGCACGCTTACGGGAAACACCGCCTCGCATTATGCGACGCGCACTCCTCTTTGGCGTGCGTGACTTGGTCTTATTCCTCCGTTTTAACGACTTGCGTTGTTGCTTCATCGAGCGGCGTAGCTTTTGTCGTCTCGAAGACATTTGTTTTTTTTATAATAGCAACATTTTATGTATCTAGTGATAAACATTTTGTTTGCAGGTCAACCATTGGACTCTTAGTTTCATTAAAAAATTCATCTATATTCCTTACCACAATATCAAATGTATCTTTTGAAATTTCTATACCAAAAACACCCCATGTTTCACTTTTGGTAACGTAACGTATTATCAATTGCTCAAATGTGTCGACATTGTTCATTATCCACCCACATGCCATGTTATCGGTAACAGTCCTACGACTGCATTGGAGGAAGACGTCATATGCTACAAAACAACACGAATGAATATAAAAAGATAGTAAAAGTCTAGTATAATCATTCTCATCTGTGACCATTGAAAACGCAGTCCGAAATTCTTTGTTTGTGGAATAATGTATTATTGTTTTTAACGACTGTTGTGTTACTTGCGTAACTGATTGTATAGCATTTTGCAACCGAAGATATATACGATAAAATGCTAGAATAGGTCCAAAGTCGGAAATCGAATTAAATCTACTAATAATAAGTTGCTTATCGTTGGCTGTATTATCTGGTTCACTCAATGGTTTACTTCCTCCATTCCGACGATCATAAGCATATTTAGCGAGTATCGGGACCCCAATCACTCCAGCCGTTGTGCCCGCAATCGCCTTTTTTGACATCGCTCCCCCTCTTAAACGTGCGCATCTACCGCCGCGGCGGCTTCGCGACCGTTTATTGACCCGACGAGGTGCTCGGGACAACCGGCGCGCCGTCTTTGTACGACGTCGTTGTGATTTTGTTTTCGCCATGTTTTGTTCGTGTGATTTTGTTGCGTGTTTATTACTATGTTTCTTTTATTTTCTTTCATTCAGCAGCCTTTTGATTGCCCGCCGACATAAGAATGCACGTTCTTAGATCCGAAGTTAATTGAGGAACGAATGTTTGTACGAATGTCTGTAGGATATCGAACAAATAATCAGATTCGTTGCATGTAAAGCTCCAGTCCTCAATGCCGTCGGAACCTTGCGAACACGGAAAAAAAGCGTTAGTTTCAAACTTTATCTTATAGGCGTCACGGAAAGTTTCTTTGGTAGTATTTCTAAAATATAGTGCTATAACCTGGATTGCGTTATCTTTTAAAAATTTTTGTTCGTTTGGATACAAACCCTGCGGTCGTTGCTTCTTTATAAATGTAATCAAATAAAATGTAACAAACGAACAATCAAGCACATACCAGCATATCATAGAGCTAACAACAAGACTTAATTTTTTATTATCGGGCACGGGCTCTTTAATTTTACGAAAAAGTACTGTCAAGTTTTTCGGAATACTAACTTTTTTTCGAATAATGCTATTGTACAAACGATTACATATCATATCCTGCTGTGGAAAATAACGTTGTATATATTGTGTAAAAATATCATACGGAATGTCGTCGCGATACATCTCAAGAAGTTCTAATAGGTCATCTTTAGGTATCTTCTTAAAACCTTCAATTGCTGCTAAAATTTCGGCGTTTCTCTTATGTCTCAAGTTTTGGTTAAACAACATCACTCCTACTCCTAGCGTGCCCGCGGCAACTACTGCTCCCGTACCAACCAGTTTTACCATGTTGGTATGCTTCCCATCGCCACCACGCACACCACGGGACCTGCGTTTGATAGTTTTCCCGGAGCGACGAATGGACCGCCGTGTCGACTTTTTGGAGCGTCGTGTTTGAGCGACGCGCGATGGCATTACTGTTTCTTTATTGTACATTTCATAAAAAATGTGGCCGTGCTAACTAAAGCGTGCTGGTATAATGGTAAACACCGTACAGTCGGCCGCGCTGATTTCTTTTACGGGCAACGCGGTGAACTCCGCGTCGAAGTTGTCGGCGTCCGTCGCCGGGATCCACGGCACAGCTATGCTTTTGCTGCGCACCTCCTTCCAGTTCACGTCTCTGAACGCATCGTGAGCCAACACATCTGGCATGGTTGCGCGCTGTGTCCGGTCCACCACCAGCAGCCGACCGATCAGGTTGTTAATGTCGCGCTCAAATTGCGTCGTGGGTTCACTCTTGCGCAATGCCTCCATGTTGCAGTTTTCCGTGTCGCCGTCACGATGGGCGCGTGGCGAGATGAGGGTGAACATATGGAGGAAGATGTAACCGAGCGCCCACGCGTCTACAGCCAGTCCAAGCATCTTCTGCTGCCGTTGTTCGGGCGACATGAACAGTTCGGTGCCGTGACGCGCGACCACACGGTTTCCCTGGCAGTGCCGCTCTGACAGACCAAAGTCACACACACGAATGTGACCGCTGGCGTCGATCAACAAGTTTTCGCACTTCATGTCGCCGTGCATGATGTGCGACGCGTGTAAGTCCGACAGCGCCACCACAATCTCGCACGCCCAGAACTTCATGGCTTTCAAGAAAAATGCCACGGTCTCCGGTGTGCGTGGACACGCCTGGGCGATGTCTAGTCGATACGCCTGGATAAGCGAGAACAGATCTCCGCCTGGACAGTACTGCAGCACCAGGTGCACCTGGTCACGCTCTTGGATGACGGCGTACAACGAGTTCACAAACGGGTGCTGCCGATGTTTCGCCAAGATGTCAACCTCTACCTGGATGAACGGAATGTTGCTCACCAAACACTGGTCTCTTGTTTTTATTTTTCGCGGGATGCTTTTGATGGCGACTTCACGCGTTACGGTTTGTGCCGCCTCTTCCGTTAATTTGCTCGTAACAGTCCACGTGCCCTGCTGCACAACTCCGAAAAAACCCTGACCGACAACGCGCGTCGGAACAAATGTGAACGTGTAGCGAGATTGCATCTTTTGTGCGTTTTTTAAATTTATGGCAATGAAGACAAAAAAAACGGGCGCCTCTTATTCGTCGTGGAAACTTCAACTAAAACTAAAAAAAAACAACAAACAACATGGTGGCACTAATGCCAAACCGGTGATGTGCGTAAACAAACCGTCCCATTTTTGGAAGACGAGCTCTGGGACACGGGTCAGCCGTGTGAACATTGCGTCAGCTGTGAACTCTGCGTCAGCCGTGAACTCTGCGTCAGCCGTGAACATTGCGTATGTTTTTGTAAGTGGATACACATATACAGAAGCATGTCGTTGATCAGCGACGCATGGGCGGCGGAAAACTATGAGATGTACGACAACCAAGATAACCAGGAGCAGCACGTGAGCGTCCGCATGGCCCTTCACAATCAGGATGCGCTGGAACAACCCGACAACCAGGAGCAGCACATCAGTCGCATTTTCCCTGACAACCCACGCGGCCGCATGATGGACGTGTTGCACGTTCTACCACAAAACAAGGTGTTGGTCGTGGACATGGGCGACGAACGAGAGTGCGCCATCTGCCACGAGACCGTCAAGCTGCAAGACAACCTGCGCGTCCTCCCCTGCGACCACCAGTTCCACCAGACATGCGTCGACGTGTGGCTGCTGCAGAAGCACTCCTGTCCGCTATGCCGTATCAACGTGTTGGATGCCTTGGCCGAAAGCTCCAAAGCCGGCCCGCCGCCAGTGGACGAGCGAGGCGTGCCCCTCGACAAGACAACGCTTCGCTTTTAATAGCGTGTCCACTCTACACCCCACCAATTGCACACAAACACCCACCACACACAAAAATAAATCAATAAAGAAAAGAAAACCCGTAACCACCGATGAAAACATTACGCGTCAACCGCAAGAAAAGTCGCAGCCGGCGACGCGCGCCCAAGCGTAGTAAAAGCGCCCAGCGTAGTAAAAGCGCCAAACGACAACGTATCATGGGAGGAGTGAAGAAACGGAAGATCATCACATCATCTCCTGAAACATCATCGTCCGCTCCACCGATTCATCAACTGATTAACCCCCACGTTAATACAAACGCCGAGTTTCGCGCCCTTAAACACCAGTTCGCCGGTATAGTGGAGCAAAACCCAGATATGATATACAACCGCGCAGAGCTATCGCCAGCCAACTGGAGAATGGGCCCTGCAGTGACGGAACGCTTTACACCGCTAAGTCGACAGGAGCTGAACGACGCCCTTGAACGCATGTTTCCTTTCCCGAAAACCGACGGGGAGCGAGCCGAGTTAGACCGTACGGTGCTGGAGGAGTTGGGGCCAGTGGCGACGTGGGATACGCACAACATTGACAACATGGCCCGCTTAAGTTCAGACATGCAAAATGACATGGACGGTACCTGGCCGTATGATATCTCCACCTGGGACATGCACAACGTCAAAACAATGTCAGGTATGTTTTCACGGTGCGAAACATTACGGCACGTAGACTGTTCTCGATGGGATACTCGCAAGGTGGAAGACATGAGCCTGATGTTCAACGACTGCCCCGTGCTGGAACATGTGAACCTGTGCGTCGACGTAACACAGGTGCAAACGATGCACGGTATGTTTAGCAACTGTTCACGCCTCCAAACAGTCAATCTGGTGACACCAACGTTTAACCTGGACACCAACGTTCGATCCATGTTCTGGGGCGTGCCGAGCACTGCGCGGGCCACGATGCCGCCCACCTTTAACCCCTGGCACTGGTACTTATCCAATTTGAACCCCGCGAGTGGCTCCGCCATTGCGTTCACCAACCCAGTCAGCCCGCTGATGCCGGCAACCACCGCGTTCCACCTCGACAACTCAAGGTTCTTTGGGTCGTTCACATGCGCCGTCTTTAGGTGGCAGAACGTGGAACCGACAGACGCGGCTCGGCTGTTTTTCAGAATTGCGCAGTGGTCGGAGTTGCAGCAACGCCAGCTTCAGGCTGCGGTGGATTACCTGTACGAAAAAACAGTGCCTGCGCTGGAGTGCACAGCTGCGTGCGGAACACCAAGCAGAAAGCAGTGGCGCAGCGCCAGCCCGGGTCATCCCGTGGTTCAGCTGGGGGCGACACGCACACCCGCTGAGCAAGCATGTATCGACACCCAGAAGGCCCACGACGAAGCCAGGTTTCAAACGTTTATTCGGACGCAACACCGCGCATCCACTGGCACCGAATCTCCGTCCGCGTCAGTGCTGGTCCTCGCACAGGTGCACGGCGAATTTAATAACTGCGACGACACGATGCTTTGCCCCCTGCCCATGTTCACCCTTCCGCCGGGCAAGAGCTTGATCATTCTGTCATTTTCGACGCCCGGCGCAGGCAATGTGTTATTTAAGTACACCGAAGACATTATAGCAAGAGAATACCGCGAGAGGTTATTGAAAGTGCCACAGCGGGTCGAGATGGACACACGACCCGTCCAATTTACACAACAACTACTCAACAAATGTGTAGAATCCAAAAAAGGGGCACAAACACGCGTCAAAAAAATGATGGAGAAGAATACTATTACGGACTTTGAGAAGCACCAGCAGTATCAACACTTTCTAGACAGCTACGAACACCCCCAGATATTGTACTTTAAAGAGGGCGATAATTGCGCCGATAAAACATTCACAACAGAAGCAGGAAAGTTTGAAACTCTTGTAAGTATACGAGAAAACAGGCTTGATCGTAACGACAGGAGCCTTATTCCTCCATTGAACACATCATATACAACCGTTCCCTCCACGCAATCTAGGGCCATCACATTAAGCGAACTATGCTATCAGATGTTTGTGGTGTCGGGTCACTCCACCGTCATTTTGGTTGATTACACGTGTTCCGTATTTTCGTGGAAACCCGATCCCGACGTGTTTTATAATTCGCCGTCACGCAGGGACCGCCTTGCCAGCAGGGTGTTTGAGCAGCGGTTTGGCGGTGGCGCGTATCATCACCACTAGTAGCGCAGCACGCCTACAGCAGCGCCTCGAATTTTTAATCTTCACGTGTTGTCGATTTTAAGAGCTGAACCCCCGCCCACTAACTTTTCTTGTTACGACCATTAAAAGGGACTTGTATTTGAGTTGTAGTTCAACATCATCGTCTAAATTTTTAATATGTTTTTCGGACGAGTCTTTAAACCAAATGTAGTTGGTGGCGTACTCAGGGTTGTTTTCATAAAACAGCAGTTGTGATTTCTCGTCAAACATGTTAGTTATCATTTGTACCGACTCGGGATATTGCTTATTGTATGCGTTGCCAAAATCAATTATACGAACATCGGGTATCAATTTGTTGGTCGTGGGATTTTTAAGCATGATGTTGCCATAATTAAAATCGCGATGTAAAATCTTGTTGTTGTCTAGTATTTTAAGACACTTTGCTATTTGCGTACCAACCGCTTCAATATACTCAGTATCCGATTGTTCGCCTTTGAGAAAAGACTCCAGTGTCTCATCTAGTTTTTCCATTGCATGCCGATATCTTATTAAACCACGAGGAGTTGAACATAGTTGTCTAACACCCAAATTACAAATGTACGCATCATACAGAATTGGTACAATACCTGTTGATTGTAATTGCTGTAAGCAATTGATTTCATTAATAAAGGCGTAGCACGATTTCTGTTCTTTGATGATGATTTTGTTGACATACTTACCTAGAACATCCCAAATTTCGCCATAATCACCACTAGCGATCGGGTTTCCACTGTGGCTTATAATGTTATTTTCATAAATTGCTTCACATGATAAGCGTACAATCGTTAATGTTGTAAGATCAATTATATGGTTTTTTATATTTACAAAACATGTTAAGTTTAAATTGTCTTCTTTATCTTTTTTCGCGTAATGTAATTTTCCGGAAAAAAGAACATTTGTATCGGCTTGTGTCCGAAGAAGGATTTCATTGCCCGTCAATGGACTTGAAAGACCGTTATAGAGTTGTTGCCAATTAAATTGTGGTAATTTTGGTTCTTCTGGTGATACAAATGCTCCTTCTTCTTCCTCTACTACTGGTGGCGGTGGTGATGCTTCTGCTTCTACTAGTAGTGGTGCTTGTGCTTTTGGTGCTACTGCTTCTACTGGTGGTGCTGCTGTTGATGCTACTAGTAGTTGTGGTGCTGCTGGTGCTGGTGGTGCTTCTGCTTCGACTACTTGTGCTCGTACAAGTGCATGTTTTTGGTTGTGTTTTATGGCTAGTGCGGTTGCAAGTGCAGCGGCCG